ATCTTGGAGGCGGCGGCGGCGGCGGTTTTGCTAACGCTGGTTCAAGTTATATTGGTGGCGCAGGTGGTTCGGGCGTAGTAATTTTAAGTTATTCATCTGCTTTTGCTGATTTAACTTCTATTGGCGGTGGTTTAACTTATACACAAACTAGCAGCGGTGGAAATAAGATTTACACATTTACCGCTGGCACAGGAACGGTTACGGTCTAATGGCACATTACGCGTTTATTACAGATGGCATAGTTACTGAGGTTATTACAGGTATTGACGAAACAGAACTTATAGAAGGTTTAGATACTGAAACTTGGTATGGCAACTTTCGTGGTCAAATCTGCAAGCGAACAAGTTACAATTCAAAAATCCGTGGCATTTATGCAGGTATTGGATTTACTTACAATGAAGCCGAAGATATATTTATAACTCCACAACCTTATCCGTCATGGATTCGTGAAGGTTCATATTGGAATCCACCAATACCTTGCCCAATCGATGAGAATAGATATTCTTGGAACGAAGAAGATCAAGCTTGGAATTTAGTAGATGACCAAGGAATATAAAAGCGCCCTTAATACACCAGAACGCATGGTGGAAGTAGCGTTTGGCGAAGTTGGATATGTAGAAGGCCCAAAAGATAACGAAACCAAATATGGCGCTTTTACAAAGCATAACTTCCAGCCATGGTGCGGCAGTTTTCTTATGTGGTGTGCAAAGAAAGCCGGGGTTACTATCCCAAATGTCGTCAGCGTTATCGATGGCATGAAAGCATTTAAAGAATTAGACCGATTACGCGAAAAACCAAGGGTAGGCGATTTAGCGTTTTTTAACTTTACTAAAGGGCCAATACCGCAACACGTCGGCTTAGTGGTAGAAGTTAACCAAACCAATGTAATTACTTGCGTCGAAGGAAACACTAGTTCAAAGAACCAAGCAAACGGCGGACAGGTAGAGAAAAAGGCTAGGGCTACTTTATTCGTGGTCGCCTATGGCCGCCCTAAATATACAAAGCCGGAATTAGTGAAAGAAGCGACCAGTGCCAATAACTAATGTTTTTACAGTAACCACAACAAGGGGCATAGTTGTAGCGGCTAACCGGGCAGACCAGGTAGTCCAACTACATAGTGCCAGTGGCACAATTTATATTGGCGGCCCGAACCTAACTACCGCTAATGGATACCGACTAGATAACGGCGATAAATTGCAAATTCCATTATCGGACTTGGAAGATTTATATGCCGTTGCAAGTTCTGGAACGGCCACGTTATACGTGTTCGCTACCATTAACTAAGGAGATAAAAATGAACGCAAAAATACAAGCGATAGTAATGTCCTATTTACGCACTGCCCTATCTGCAATTCTTGGTGCTTACATCGCCGGGCAAACAGATCCAAAGCTTCTTGGCTCTTTGGCTTTATCAGCCGTAGCAGGGCCATTACTTCGCGCCCTTAACCCAAAGGATGCCGCGTTTGGAAGAACTGCAAAATAAAAAAAGTAATAGCGGTAGGGCTAGGGTTAGTTTTAACCTTGGCCCTATCTTCTTGCGAGCGCTATGACGGCTATACACGCTACCCATGCCAGGAATACGCTAATTGGAAAAACCCAGAGTGCCAAAAGCCAGAATGTTTAGTTTCTGGAACCTGCACCGAAGATTTAGTAGGCGGCATAGTGAAAGGACACCAATGAGCGAAAAGCGCATGGGGCCAGAAGATATTAAAGCCAGGCTTATCTTGTTTATTGGCATTACCCTTTCCGTGGTTTTCTTCATAGTTACCCTAGGCATCGTTTATGCCCTAATATTTGTAACCCAACCAGTAAGTGCCCAGGCGCCTAATGATGCGGCTTTTATTGATCTACTCAAAACCCTAGCCATATTCTTAACTGGTTCACTGGGCGGCGTATTAGCGAGCAATGGGTTAAAGGACTCAAAAAAGGATAAACCAGCGCCCTAGCGTGTCGGTTCTTGACGGGCCTTACCCTTAAATGCGACCCTTAACCTGCTTGGAGATACCAGGCAAGAAAGGGCACAAATGACCATAGAACTAATCGACTACCAGGTAATAGCCTTGGCGGCCGGGGTTTTCTTATTGACTGTCTACGCCTACACAGTAGGCCTTAAAGAAGGCAAGCGCATCGGCTACCACCGGGGCCGCGCAATTAGTTGGAACGCAAGTAAAGAAGATCACAAATGATAAGCCGCGCTAACACTGGGGTCTACTGCGATTACTGCAAAGCCCAATGGGGCAAATTGAAAGATGGAACCTGGCACGAAAAAGCACAGACCCAAGCCAGCGTTACTTGTTACTCAATTAACAAGCCAAACCTGCAACGCTCTTATTGCGTGCCATGCCTAGCAATTGTGCAGAACTGGCCAGGCGGCGGCATATTTTCACTGCCAGAACAAATTGAATATGCAAAGGCTTACTTTGCCAAATCTGGCATAAATGTTCGCATCCATGAAGCAGAGGTATTAGAAAATGTTTGATTTATCTAAATATATGACGGCAGAAGAACGCATAGAACTTTTTAAAGCTGATAACCCAGAAATGCGCTATGACACAGAACACGGCACTTACGGCGAATTCGTCTGGGTAAAGGCTAAGGTGTATCGCTTCTTTGATGACCCTAATCCTATTTACACGGGGCTGGCCATGGAGTCTATAAAAACCCAGTTTGCTATGGAGAAGGCAGAAACGTCGGCTTATGCTCGCGCTATCACAAATTCTGGTGATCCAAAGTATTCAACTACAAAGGATGGACTAAAAGCACCACGGGCTAACCGAGAAGAAATGGAAAAGGTGGCACGCGTTGAAAATGACAAAACAACAGTGCGGATACAGGCAGATTTAACAAATGACTGGGAAAACTTTTTAGCCGATGAACCAAAGATAACGACCTTGGGACAGGGCGTTGAACTGGTTCAACAGACTTTAGGGGCCACAGTAATACCCGAATGTAAGCATGGGGCCATGCAATACAAAGAAGGTGTTAGTGCTAAAGGCCCCTATTCTGGTTATGTTTGCACTGGAAAACGTGGCGACCAGTGCCCTGCCAAATGGGATAAAAAATGACCATAACTGAAAGAGATGAAATTATGTTGTTATGGCATGCAAGGGTTTTTGAACTTATGCGCCTTGTAGATGTAACCGAAGAAGAGGCCGCTAACTACATATATGTAAACCTTTTACTAGCAGAAAAAAATGGTAAAAAATAAATGGGCGCGGCAGAAATCTTTAGGGCCGATGGCACCTATTACCGCTTCGATGACGATGACACGATACTTATCGCCAGATGGGCTAATTGCGACTTATGCGAAAAACAGTTTGAAAAATCACTGCTAACAACACATAGCGAACTATGGCTCTGCGCGACCTGCCGATAATACGGGTAACACTTAATTACCAAGAAGAAGAAGATGCACACACACTTGGTTTTAAGCGTGCTACCGAGCAAAAAAGCGTAGCCAATTATTCAACGCGAAAGAATAAGGGCCTTAACTATCACGAATACATCGCTGAATTGGCCGAGTCGGTCGGTAGTGAAATCGCTACTGCAAAGTTCTTTGGCATCGAAGACTTTAAACCGACTGTCAATACCTTTAAAAACCAAGCAGATATAGGTAGCAATATTGAAGTCAAATGGACTAAGTGGCGCGATGGTCATTTAGTCATAGGCCAATCAGATCGTAATAACGACATAGCCATCCTGGTTACAGGTAAAACGCCCGAATACTTTCTCGTCGGTTGGATACCTATTAGCCATGCAAAGGTGCGCCAGCACTGGTCTGCGTCAAACTCTAACTGGTGGGTTAACCAAGAACATTTGCGACCCATGCAGGACTTCTTAGCAAGTGATTATGCCAGCGCTTCGCTTTAAATGCCGGATATGTAAAAGGGTGCAAGACCATGACACAATTGAAGAATTTGGCGAACTGCCCCATGGCATCGTTCTGGTCGAGTGTTATGGTTGTGGAGTTAAGGGCATCGAAAGCCTTGCAAACGAAGTTAAATCGGTAGCCAAAGCTTTGAAGGATG